AAACATCCGATTTGTGTTTGTGGTGAGCCGATGGTGGAAACTCGTGAACTCGAATGGGACTGCCCTAAATGCGGGGCACACCTCGAGGCGGAAGATGTTTCCAGAAGTATCAATCCGGATGATTATATGACCTCTAACCTTGAGCCGGATGAAGACTACGGAGAGTACAAGTATATGGAAGATGACGATGGGAGTCGAGCATTCCTTGCTGGTGCACCGGGATACGAGATTGATTTCTTTCACCTAATTTAATATGACCACGGCATTGCCTCTGCATGAAAATTGCAGGGGCTTTTTCTTTTGTCCTGAAAATTCCTAAAAACTCACGCGAGAAAAACATCCCCTTTTATGGGGGAATAGAATGCGTCTCAGGATGCACTGTTCCTCTTATTTTGGAGGTTGTATCATGCTCGAAAACAAATTCAAGACAGGATTGGTAAGGGAGCTGAAAGAACGCTTTCCTGGCTGCATGGTTGTCCATCTGGATCCAAACGAGATTCAGGGAATTCCTGATCTCTTGGTCCTTTATGGCACAACGTGGGGCGCGTTGGAAGGTAAGAAGTCAGCAACTGCATCTCATCGTCCGAACCAGAACTATTACGTTCAGCAGATGGACGAGATGAGTTTTGCGGCCTTTATCTATCCCGAAAACAAGGAGGAAGTTCTTAATGAACTGGCGAGATCATTCGAGGCTCACGGGGAAACATGCCCTCCTCGGAGCAAGTAACTACCATTGGCTGAACTATGACGCAGATAGATTGACCAATGCAGTTCTTAATTATCAGGCGAAGGAACGGGGAACACGGCTGCACGCATTTGCAGCAGAGTGCATTGATCTGAAGCAAAAACTACCGAAGAACAAGAAAACCCTCAATACCTACGTGAACGATGCCATTGGTTTCCGCATGGATACCGAGCAGGTGCTGTATTACAGCGATAACTGCTTTGGAACCGCGGATGCCATTTCGTTCAACGATGGGTTCCTTCGTATCCACGACTTAAAAACCGGAGCTGTTCCTGCACACATGGAGCAGCTTTTTATTTATGCCGCTCTGTTCTGTCTGGAATACGGATACCACCCGAAAGATATTCGGATGGAGCTCCGTATCTACCAGAACGATGAGGTCTGGGTCGAGAACCCCACTGAAGAGGAAATTGACCCGATCATCGCTAAAATCAAAGAGTTCGACCCGATCATCACTGATATTTTGTTAGGAGTGGCAGCATGAATCCGATTGAAAAAGACCTCCGTTCTTATTTTGGCATTACTTCTGAAAGCAATATCCTGGAGCACTATGGCACCAAGCGGCACTCTGGTCGCTATCCTTGGGGCTCTGGCGACAATCCGTATCAGCATTCCGGTGATTTCCTGTCTCGTGTGGAGGAACTTAAAAAGAAGGGACTCTCGGAGAAAGAGATTCTGGAGACCATCAACAATTCTCTCCCTGATGAGTATAAGATGGGTCTGACTGAGTTCCGTACAGCCCGCCAGAAAGCAGGCCACGACCGCAAGGCATTGGAGTACGATCAAATTCGTGCGCTGAAGGATGACGGTCTTGGCTGGAAGGAAATTGGCGACAAGCTTGGCATGAGCGAGTCCAGCGTGCGGTCTAAGTATAACAATGCTATCGGTGAAAAAGCCAGTCAGGCTGAGAAGATTGCTGCGACTTTGAAAGCAGAAGTCGATAAGAAGGGCATGATTGATATTTCCGAGGGCGCGAACCAGGTTCTCGGTGTGTCGGAAAGCAAGTTGGATGAGGCTGCTTATATTCTGGAAGCAGAATATGGGTATCAGCGCTATGGCGTTGGCATCAGGCAGCCGACCAATGCCCGTCAGCAGACAAACATCACAGTCCTCGCGAAGTCTGAGTTTGACCAGAAATATGCTTACCAGCATCAGGATCAGATCGATTCTCTGGGCGATTACCATTCTGATGACGGCGGCGAGACCTTTACGAAACTTCAGCGCCCCTCCAGTCTGGACTCCAGTCGTGTTGCGATTCGTTATGGCGACGAAGGCGGTCTGGATAAAGACGGCGTTATGGAGATTCGCCGTGGGGTTCCTGATCTTGATCTTGGCAAGAGCCATTATGCACAGGTTCGCATCCTTGTTGACGGTGACCATTATCTTAAGGGCATGGCAGTTTATTCTGATGATCTGCCAGATGGTGTGGACGTTATGTTCAACACCAATAAGCCTTCTGGCACACCCAAGATGAAGGTTCTTAAAGAAGCAAAAGCGGATCCTGACAACCCGTTTGGCGCAGCTATCAAGGCCAACGGCCAGAGTATGTATATCGGTGATGACGGCAAAGAGCACCTCTCGCCGATCAACAAGCTGAAGGAGGAGGGCGACTGGGACACGATGTCTCGGAATGTCTCTTCTCAGTTCCTTTCCAAGCAGCCCAAGAAGCTGATTGAGAACCAGCTTAACCTTACTGTTGCGGATTATAAAGCCCAATATGATGAAATCATGCGGTACGATAATCCTACGGTCAAGAAGAAACTGCTTAACGATTTTGCTGATACGGTCGAAGGAACGTCCATGACCCTGAAGGCTTCTGCTTTCCCGGGCCAGTCCACGAAGGTTATCCTGCCGATCAATAAGATCAAGGAGACAGAGGCTTATTGCCCCACCTATGAGAATGGCACCAGGCTTGCACTGATCCGTTATCCTCATGCAGGTACCTTTGAGATCCCCATTGTGACTGTCAACAACAAGAATGTCAGCGGCAAGCGGAATCTCGGTGCGATTCAGGATGCAATCGGTATCAATGCGAAGGTTGCAGAGCGGCTTTCGGGCGCAGACTTCGATGGCGACACGGTTATGGCAATCCCTGTTACCGACAAGGTCAACATCAAGTCCACCCGTGCGCTGAAAGCACTGGAAGGATTTGACCCCAAGACAGCTTATGCAGTTCCTGAGGGTAATCCGAACAATGTCAGGTTGATGAAGAAAGAGGAAAAGCAGCGCGAAATGGGCGTGATCTCCAACCTCATCACTGATATGACATTGCGAGGTGCCGATGAGGACGAGCTTGCACGTGCCGTTAAGCACTCCATGGTCGTTATCGATGCAGAAAAACATAAGCTGGACTACAAGCGCTCTGAGCGTGAAAATGGTATCCCCGAGCTGAAGCAGAAGTGGCAGATTCGTGTGGACGAGGAAGGCGCTACGCACTATGGCGGCGCGTCCACGCTCCTGTCTCGCCGTAAGCAGACGGTTCGTGTACCCGAGCGCCGTGGTAGCATTCGAGTCGATAAGGAAACTGGTGAATACATCTATAAAGAAAGTGGACGTACCTTCATTGACCCTAAGACGGGTAAGGAACGTAAGGCCGAGGACACAGTCAGTCTGATTTCCGAAACAAAGGATGCACGCACGCTGTCTTCTGGTACCATCCAGGAGAATCTGTATGCAGACTTCTCCAACAAGCTGAAGGCCATGGCCAACAAAGCGCGCAAAGAGGCGGCCAATATGAAAGGCATCCAGCGTAACCCTGAAGCGGCCAAGACTTATGCGCCTGAGGTTGCATCCCTGAAAGAGAAGTACAACAACATGATTGCTAACAAGCCTAAGGAACGCAAAGCAATGCTGATTGCGAATGCTAATATTAAGGCGAAGATTCAGGAACAGGGACTTGATCCTACGATCGACAAGAAAGAAATCAAGAAGATCTCTTCTGTTGAGATGCAGCGCGCTCGCGATTCTGTTGGCGCAAGCGGACGCAAGTCCAAGGTTACCTTCACGGACAGGGAATGGGAAGCTGTTCAGGCAGGCGCAATTTCCGACAATATGTTGACGAAATTCCTTAATTCGTCTGATTCTGACGAAATTGTAAAGCGCGCAATGCCGAAAAACGTTGCTGTTATGACTTCTGCAAAGATGTCCAAAGCAAACGCAATGCTGAAAAGCGGTTATTCTTATGCTGAAATCGCCAAGGCCTGCGGTGTTCCGGAGTCCACGGTTTACAGCGCGCTCAACAAATAACAATCAATTAAGAAAGAGGCTTTGAATAATGGTTCGATGCTTTCTCACCACCTTTGACAACCCGTACAGTCCGTACGAGGAGTTCGAGAAGTGGTATCAGTATGATATCGAGCACGGCTACAACTCTTCCGGGTTGCTTATGAGGATCGCCGAGACCTCCTCACAGTTCACGGACAACGAAAATGCCTACGAAATTGAGAAGGCAATTGACAAAATCGTTGCTGCCGACCCGATAAACATCTACAAGAAGCTCAAGATCACCGTGCCCGACGAGGACACGCTCGGCCAAACCGCGTAAACCATAGGGAGGGGGTCTCAAAATCGACACCCCCTCTCAAATCGCGCCAGTCTTTGATATTTCCCCGGAGGGAAAATTGATATTTGGGCTTTAAGAAGAAGTGACCTATATAAGGGAAAATAGTATCCTTATCGAGCAGGGTCACATAGA